AAGGGGTCATGTCTTGGAACAAAGGGAGTTTAGAACTTGAGAATGGTTCTAAAATTCTTGCAAGCTCTACTAGTGCCAGTGCAGTTCGTGGTGGTTCTTATAATATTATATTCCTAGACGAATTTGCATACGTTCCAGCTAATGTTGCAGAGCAATTCTTTAGTTCAGTGTATCCTACAATATCCTCTGGTAAAACAACTAAAGTGATGATCGTATCAACACCACATGGTATGAATATGTTCTACAAGCTATGGGTGGATGCAGAAGAACAAAGAAACTCTTATGTACCGATAGAGGTTCATTGGAGTGAAGTGCCTGGTCGGGATGAGGCATGGAAGGCAGAAACCATAAAAAATACCTCTGAGGCTCAGTTTAATACAGAGTTTGAGTGTGAATTTCTTGGTTCTATTAATACACTTATATCACCATCAAAACTTAGAACAATGCCTTATAGAGAACCAAGACAGTCTAATGCTGGACTAGACATTCATGAACCACCAGAGGAAGGAAAGACATACGTTTTGTGTGCAGACGTATCAAGAGGAACATCAAACGACTACTCTGCTTTTATAGTGGTGGATGTATCACAAATGCCATATAAAGTGGTTGCAAAGTTTAGAGATAATGAGATAAAACCACTTCTATTCCCTGCAAAGATACATGAAGTTGCAAGGGCATATAATAAAGCATTTGTTCTTGTTGAGGTAAATGATATAGGAGAACAAGTTGCAAACTCACTTCAGTTTGATATGGAGTATGACAATCTAATTATGGCATCTATGCGAGGTAGAGCTGGTCAAATATTAGGTGGTGGTTTTAGTGGGGGTAGAGCACAACTAGGAATACGAACTACAAAGGCAGTGAAAAGGATTGGGTGTTCCAATTTAAAACAGTTGGTAGAAGACAACAAACTTATTATTGAGGATTATGATATTATCAATGAACTGTCAACATTTATAGTTAAAGGGTCAACACACCAAGCAGATGAGGGTTGCACAGATGATCTAGTTGCTTGTCTTTTCATTTTTGCATGGACAACTGATCAAACATATTTCAAAGAGTTAACAGATATGGACATTCGTAAGACCATGATGAGAGAACAACAAGATATGTTAGAACAAGACATGGCACCTTTTGGATTTGTAGTAACAGGCCTTGAAGATGAAAATATTGGAGAGGTCGTTGATGAGTATGGAACACGTTGGAATCCAGTGGTAAGAGATTATGGTTCTAATTGGTGATTAAATAAATTCTATTAAATCATTATCTACTTTGATCCAACAATTAGAACATAATATATGTGATTTATCTATAAGGTGAAATATCTCTTTTCTGCTGTCATCACTTGTTCCCACACGTTTTGTCAACTTGCGTATCTCTGAGTCATGAGGATAGAACTTCAAGCAAACAGTTTCACTTTCACCGCAATGTTTACAGGACTTATCTGCAAGAAAATCGTTGAGCAAAATTATTCTTTTACGATAGTTTCTACGAGCTACCTTTTTGATTGTCTCTTTATATTTCTCATAATGCTCATTTACCATACATTTATTTATATGTTATAACACTTATAAAAATGGTTTTTGTAGAATTGATTTTTTATAAATATCTGTACAAATACAAAAGTGCTATAATAGAATAGTAAAGGAGTAGAGAGATGGGATTTTTAGTTTCTCCTGGCGTTCAAGTCAATGAAATTGATCTTACTAATGTTGTCCCTGCTGTAAATACAACAATCGGTGCGATTGCTGGTCCTTTTCAAAAAGGGCCTGTAAGCTCGATTACAACAATTACCTCTGAAAATGATCTTGTAACAATATTTGGAAAACCTCAATCTGATAACTTTGAGTTTTTCTTTACTGCTGCAAACTTTTTAAAATACAGTAATCAGTTGAAAGTTGTTCGAGCAGAGAGTGCGATTGTCAATGCTGGCGCAAACAGTGGTATTCTAATTCGTGACACAGATCATTATCTAAGTAGTTTTGCCGCTGGTCAAGGTTCTCATGGTGAGTGGGCAGCAAGGACTGCTGGAACTTGGGCTAACGGAATAAAAGTAGAGATTTGTGCAGAAGCAGATGCATATGAGCAAATCACTTCAAGTAGTGTTCTCACGGTTGGTGAGGATGCTGTGGGTGCAACAACTATCGCAGTTGATGATGTTGATGCCTCTGGTGAGACATTCAACGTGGGAGACTTAATCTCCTTCTACTCTGACTCTGCTGCTGCAACACCAGTTGATGAAAGAAATGAGTATGAGGTAACAGCAATTGATACCTCTGCAAATACTTTGACCATTCGTTTAAAGGATGATCCTAACAGTGCTGGTCTTCAAAATATTGTTCCTGATAACAGTTACATCAAACGGCGTTGGAAGTACTATGACCTGTTTGATGGGCCTCCAGGCACATCACAGTGGGCAACGGACAATGCAAGGGGTTCTAACGATGAACTTCATGTTGTTGTTGCAGATGGAACAGGGGATATTACTGGATTTGATACTGACACTGCTGGTAACAGAACAAAAGGTGTTATAGAGACATTTGCAAGAATGTCTAAAAACCCGATTGCAAAAACTTCTCAAGGTAACTCAAACTACTATCCAGATGTTATCTACAGGCAGTCTGGTTTTATTTACTGGACAGACCATATCTCTGCTGGTTCTAACTGGGGCTCTGACACAACAACGACATACACAGATGTTGATACGATCACCATCGACACACTTACTGGTGGAACAGATGACTATGCTGTTACTGCTGGTGAACTTGAACTTGCATACGATAAGTTTGCAGATACAGAAAGTGTAGATGTAAACCTAATTCTAGGTGGACCAAGTTCTGCTGTTGCAGATACCGCAGCTGCACAAGATACACACGTTACGATGTTGACAAGTCTTGTTGAAAGTCGAAGAGATTGTGTTGCTTTCGTATCACCATACAGAGCTGCAACGGTTAACATTGCATCTAGTGTTACACAGACACAGAATGTGATTGACGCATTTGATCTTTGTCCTTCATCTTCTTATGTTGTGTTTGACAGTTCATACAAATATATGTACGACAAGTACAATGATGTATTTCGTTTCGTTCCAATGAACGGTGATGTTGCTGGTCTTTGTGCATTTACCGATCAGGTGCGAGATGCATGGTTCTCTCCTGCTGGATTTAATCGTGGAAACGTAAGGGGTGCGATTAAATTATCTTACAACCCAACAAAGGGTGAAAGAGATATTCTATATCGTGCAAGAGTTAATCCAGTGGTTAACTTTCCAGGCCAAGGTGTGGTTCTCTTTGGAGACAAAACTGCACTATCTAAACCAAGTGCCTTTGACCGTATCAACGTAAGACGATTATTCTTGGTTCTGGAAAAAGCAATTGCAACAGCATCGAAGTTCCAACTCTTTGAGTTCAACGATGAGTTTACACGGGCTCAGTTCCGTAACTTGGTTGAACCATTCTTGAGAGATGTTCAAGGAAGAAGGGGTATCATAGACTTTAAGGTTGTTGCTGATGCTTCAAACAACACTGGTGAGGTGATTGACCGTAACGAGTTTATTGGTGATATCTTCATCAAACCAAACCGATCAATCAACTTCATTACACTAAACTTTATTGCCACACGAACTGGCGTAGACTTTAGTGAGGTAGGAGGTTAATCATGGCACAGATAGATGATTTCAAAGCTAATCTAATCGGTGGTGGTGCAAGAGCTAACCAATATAGGGTCACGATAACGCCGCCTCCTGGCATTGCAATTGGACTTGATGTTCGTAGGGCATCATTTCTTGTTACTGCATCTAATTTGCCTGCTTCAACTTTAGGAGAAATTGCTGTTCCTTTTCGTGGAAGAAACATTTATGTAAGTGGTGATCGTCCAGCTCCTGAGACTTGGACAGTTACATTCATGAATGATACTGACTTCATGATCAGAAATGCAATGGAGAGATGGCAAAACGGTATCAATAACTATGCTGAAAATACTGGTGTTATTGCCCCTGCTGATTATCAGACAGACTTGACAGTAGAGCAACTAGATCGTGATGACACTATTCTAAAGAGTTATATCTTTAGAGCAGCATATCCATTGACAGTTGCTGCGATTGAACTGTCAAATGCAGAAGCCACCGAAATAGAAACCTTTGAAGTAACTTGGAGATATCAACACTTTGAACCTAGTGGTGTACTTTAATTTGAACCTACTAAATAACTAAGAGTAGGAGATATTATGGCTGAACTTTTCGGGTTCCGTATAGAAAGACCAAAAAAGGATGAGGGCAGTATACCATCATTTACTGCCCCCACTCCTGATGACGGCACGATTGATATGGCCGGTGGTGGTTTCTTTGGACATTACTTAGAACAAGATGGTAGAGAACGCACTGATTTAGATTTAATCAGACGATATCGTGATATTGCAACACAACCAGAGTGTGATACTGCAATTGAAGATATTGTAAATGAGGGGATCGTATCAAATGAATCTGACGTTCCTGTTCAGATATCTTTAGATAATCTTCCGTTTTCAGAAACAATCAAACGTAGCATTAGAAAAGAATTTTTAGAGGTTTTGCGGCTTTTACATTTTGAAAGTAAAGGTCATGATATTTTTAGACGGTGGTATGTAGATGGTAGAATTTTCTATCATAAGATTATTGATACAAAAAATCCTAAACAAGGCATTATCGAACTTAGATTTATTGATCCTACTAAAATTAGAAAAGCTAGACAGATAAAGAAAAAGAAAGATAATAAAACCTCTGTAGATATGATAGAGAAAACAGATGATTATTATCTTTATAATGAAAAGGGATTAGCATCTGCTGGAATAGGAACAGGAACAGGTATCAAGATTGCAGCTGATGCCATTGCATATTGTCAATCAGGTTTGATAGATGGAAACTCTGGTAGAGTTTTATCTTATCTACACAAGGCAATCAAACCTGTCAATCAGTTACGTATGATTGAGGATGCACTGGTCATCTATCGTATCTCTCGAGCACCAGAACGTAGAATATTCTACATTGATGTTGGTAATCTACCGAAGATTAAGGCAGAGCAATATCTCAAAGACGTTATGAATCGTTATCGTAACAAACTGGTGTATGATGCAAGAACTGGTGAAATACGTGACGATAGAAATCATATGAGTATGTTAGAAGATTTCTGGCTTCCACGAAGAGAGGGTGGTAGAGGTACAGAGATTACTACATTGCCAGGTGGTTCTAATCTTGGTGAGATTGATGACATTGTATATTTCCAGAAAAAACTTTACAAATCTCTCAATGTTCCTATTTCAAGAATGGATAGTGAGGCAGGATTTTCTCTTGGAAGGTCTACAGAGATTACAAGAGATGAACTTAAATTTACAAAGTTTGTTCAACGTATTCGTAAAAAATTTACACCACTGTTTACAGATATTCTCAAAACACAGTTGCTACTCAAAGGTATTATCGCACCAGATGATTGGCCACTCATGCAAGAACATATTCAGTATGACTTTTTACAAGATGGTCACTTTGCAGAATTAAAGGATGCAGAACTGTTAGAAAATAGAATACAATCATTAGAGAGCATACAATCATATGTTGGAACATTCTTTAGTAAAGAGTATGTTCTCAAGAAAGTTCTACGTATGAACGATGCA